CTGTATGGACTGCAAGAAAGTTAGACAAGAGTGTATCAAAAGAAATTGATATTGATAAAAACACTACGACAAAAGCAGGCAACTACAACTAACATTTGTTGGCAGGGGCAAGCGAATTGGAACGCATTACTAAACTGTCAACAGAGATACGTGATTGGCATACAAGACAGACACTGCCGTGGTCAGATACAGGCACGAGACTGTTACCTATGACAAACTTCTTTGACTACAAAAGTCAGCTGACTGACTATGAGGACTTGTTTAAAGAGCGTGTAAAAACGTTTCTTACTAACTATCCACAAATCATAACAGCTATGGCTTACAGACTAGGTGAGTTGTTTAACCGTAATGACTATCCTGATACAGATGTAATTGCTAACAGGTTCAGTCTGAAGTATACAATTATGCCTGTGCCTGAAGCAGGGGACTTTCGTGTAAACCTAGGCAATGATATGGAAACAGAACTTAAAAACGAGTATCAAAAAGCATATGACGATCGAATCGAACATGCTATGAATGATGCTTGGTCAAGAGTTCACAAGACAGTAGAACATATCGTAGAGAGATTGGGAGGTGATGACAAAAAAATATTTAGAGACAGCCTTGTCAACAACGCCCTAGACTTAACTAACTTACTTACAAAGTTGAATGTCACCAAAGACCCGAAGCTTGAAAACGTAAGAGTTAAACTAGAAAAATCACTCATGGGTGTAGACCCTGCTGAACTACGACAACACTCAGATTTACGTGCTGACGTAGTTAATAAAGTCAACTCAATTATGGAGAACATATGAAGGTATTAAAACACGACCACCCTTATGCTCGCATGTCTAAGGAGGAGAAAGAAAAAGTTTCTATACTTAAACTGGCTCCTAACCGAAAGCATGTCAAAGGTGTAGGTATGAAAGATGGTGTCTTTTATGTTATAGTAGAAAGTGCGATCGACGATGTGTATCTAGGATTTACAACAAAACTAAATACAAGTCGTTTAATACTAAAACGAATAAAAGATTTCATCACTGGTACAAATTCCTGATTTCGGGAATTTGTATTTCATTTAAAATATGGCCAAAACAAAAGTCACGGAAAAATGGGTTAAGCAACAAGTAGTAAAAAAGTTAAAAGATATAGGTGCTTATCACTTTTTTCCTGTGGCTAATGGCTACATGAGTTCAGGAGTTCCTGACATCATAGCGTGTTATCAAAGTCAATTCATTGGTATCGAGTGCAAGGCCAATGGAAACAAACCCACAGCACTTCAACAAAAACATCTCAGAGACATTACAAAATCCAAAGGTAAAGCTTTATTAATTGACGAAACTAATTTAAGTATGTTAGAGTTCTACATCAAGGGTAAATAATAAGGCATACATGAAAGACAAAAAAGATTTGGTTAACCACCCATCGCACTATACAAACAACAAATGGGAAGTAATTGAAATACTACAAGAGTTTTTTCCTAAAGAACCACTGCTATGGCAGTGTGGTAAATATTTACTTAGGTGTTTACATAAAGAAAATTTAATCCAAGACCTTAAAAAAATGATATGGTATGCAAATAAACGTATAGAGTTAGAAGAAAATGAGCGACGACATAGACAGAGCAAACGACGAAGTATTAAATAGACTAGAAGCTACACTAAAAAGTGTTGACTCTACAGACGCTAACAACAACGATACAGGAAAATGTATTTGGTGTGGAGTTAAAGTAAAAGATAAAAGGCGATGGTGTTCAGCTGAGTGTAGAGATGAACACATAAAGTATGCAAATAAACTATGAATATTATTAAAGAAGATAACAGAGTCGGCCCTGCAGTGTGTTGCGTATGTGGTAAAGACGCAAAGATTAATTACGAAGGCAAATGGTATTGCTCTATTGAATCCGATATGGGAGTGTTTAATATTAAAGGATTTTGTGCTACTGAAAGAAAGGCAAAAAAGTCAAATACGGTCACTACAAAGAGTAAGTAATATGTATATTATAAATGATGAAGATGGAGAACCTTTAAGAAGGTTTCAAACAAAAGTGGACGCTGAATGGTTTATAAAAGATAAACCTGAATTTAGTATAAAAGTTATAAAAGAGAAGAAAAAGAAGAGAGTAAAAAAACTAACTGAATATGAGTTGGCATATAAAAATGCTGAACCATGTTTATTATGAAAGGTAAAATTTGAATTTAATTACAATTGATTTTGAAACATACTACTCTAAAGAGTATGGTTTAAAAAAATATACTACAGAAGCATACATACGTGATCCACAGTTTGAGGTCATAGGTGTAGCAGTAAAAGAAAACAATCAAGATACTGTTTGGTTCTCAGGCAGTCACGAAGAAATAAAATCATTTCTACAATCACACGATTTTGAAAACAGTTTCGCATTAGGTCACAACATGCGATTTGATGGCGCAATACTTAGTTGGATTTTTGACATCAAACCTAAAGGATTGCTTGATACTATGGGTATGGGAACTCTATTGCATGGACTAACAGAATCCGTATCTTTAAATAATTTGTCAGGGCTTTATGGGCTAGGGGTAAAAGGCACAGAGGTACAAGACGCTTTAGGTAAACACAGAAATCAATTTACTGTGAATGAATTACATAACTACGGGTTGTATTGTAAAAATGATGTAGATTTAACTCACGCTTTATTTTATCAACTACTCCCTAAATATAATAAATCAGAATTAAAACTAATAGATTTAACTATACGTATGTTTACTGAACCTGCGCTTCAACTAAACAAAGGATTACTGGTAAGACATTTAGCTAAAGTAAAATCAACAAAAGAAGAGCTACTAGAAAAAGTAGCGGTAGATAAAGATTCACTAATGAGCAATCCTAAATTTGCTGAAATACTAGAAAGCCTAAAAATTAAAATTCCTATGAAGACAAGTCCTGCAACAGGTAAAGAAACATACGCCTTTGCTAAAACTGATGAAGGGTTTAAAGCATTACTAACTCATGACGATCCCTACATTCAAGCATTAGCATCTGCAAGGATAGGAAACAAATCTACAATAGAAGAAACACGCACAGAGAACTTTATACATATAGCTAACAGAGGTTTGCTAGCAGTTCCACTAAAATATTCTGGGGCAGTTGTATCACATAGATGGAGTGGAGTAGATGGGATTAATCTACAAAATCTTCCCAGAACATCTGAGCTCAGACGAGCTATGTGTGCCCCAAAAGGATATAAATTAGTCGCTGCTGATTTAAGTAATATCGAGCTTAGACTAGCGTATTGGTTTGCACAGTCTACGGACAAAGTTAACTTAATCAGAGAAGGTATTGATTTATATAAACAATCAGCATCAGATATAACAGGTGTAGAGTATGACGAAGTTGACAAAGACTTACGGTTTATATTTAAGGTTGTTAATTTATCAGGTATCTATGGTGTTGGCGCAGTTAAAATGCACAGCATATTAACACAGGGCGGGGTAGAAAAAGATATAAACGAAGTTAAAAACATAGTGTATGCATATAGAAATGCAAACCCTGATTTAGTAAGAGCGTGGGGTGAAGCAGGTGATATGCTCATGGCAGTAAAGTCAGGACAGAAATACTCAATGGGAGCTAACAATATAATACAAAGCGTACCAAAAGAAGGTATGCTGAAACCTAATGGTATGATTTTAGGTCTACCTAACTTAAGAAAAATATCTACAGATGATGGTAGAGAGTCGTGGGTATATGATAAAAAACTAGGTAGGAATATAATTCAAGAATATATACACCCTGCTAAAGTTTTTCAAAGGTGTATACAATCGTTAGCACGTGATATTATTGGGGATCAACTTATATCAGTTTCAAAAAAATATAAAGTAGTTTTAACAGTTCATGATGAACTAGTCATGATTTGTAAGGAAGAAGAAACAAAAGAGTGTGTATCGTATGTAGAGCAGTGTATGACAACTGCTCCTGTATGGTGCTCAAATTTACCTTTGGCTTGCGAGATTGGAGTCGGGGACAATTACATGGATGCAAAATAATGTCTAATTTAAAAACATGGTCTTATTCAGCTGCAACTACGTTTGAGAAATGCCCTAAGCAATATCAACACTTGTATGTTTTAAAAGATGTAAAAACAGATCCAAATCAAAAACATTTTTTGTATGGTAACGAAGTTCACAAAGCAGCGGAATTATATGTTCGTGATGGTGTAGAACTTCCTGAGAAGTTTAATATATTTAAGTCTATATTAGATAAAGTTAAACGGATTCCTGGAGACAAGTATTGTGAACATAAAATTGGTTTAACTAAAGACCTAGAGCCATGTGGTTTTTTTGATGACAACGTGTGGTGGAGAGGTGTATTAGACTTATTGGTTATAGACAAAGATAAAAATTTAGCTACAGTCATTGACTATAAAACAGGCAAGTCTAGTCAATATGCAGACACAAGACAACTGTCGTTAATGAGTGTAGGTGTATTTAAACACTTCCCTGAAGTAGAAAGTATCAAGTCAGCGTTAATGTTTTTAGTAAGCAAAGAACTAATAAAAGAAGACTACAACAGTGAAAAAGTTGAAGAAATGTTTGAAGAATGGGGTAAAATAACACATAGGATTGAAACTGCGTATCAAACAAACGTGTTTAATGCAACACCAAACTTTGGATGTCGTTGGTGTCCTGTAGCTAGTTGTGCACACAATGGAAAATAAAAATGAGTACAGAAAAAAATAAAAAGAAAACTACTAAAAAGAAAAGAGATTATAAAAGAGAAAATAAAATTTATAAATCTAAACCTGAACAAATAAAACTTCGTTCAGCGCGCAACAAAGCACGTCGCCAAGCAATCAAAGAAGGCCGTGCAAAAGTTGGAGATGGTACTTCAGTAGAGCACATTAAACCATTAAGCAAAGGTGGTAAAAATACTCGTAAAAATACTAAGATAGTATCGTTTGCTGACAACAGTTCATTTGATCGAAACTCTGATCGCTCTGTTCGCAAGAACACTCCTGGTATATTCCTCAAGAAAAAGAAAAAGAAAACAGCCACTAAAAAACCAAAGAAAAAGTCTGCATAATTTACATTGTTGTGTTATCATATATAACGATTAAAAATTAAGTAAGGTTTGTGTGGATATAAATACAGCAACTTTAGACATAGATGTTAATGACATTACAGACAAAGTTCTTGCTTTGAGAGAATTATGGATTAGCAGGTCTAAAGATTATCCTTTTTACACTCTAGGTAGATGTGCTTATCTTGACGGAAAACTTGATTCATATTACAAAGATTCTGCATGGCAAAATGATATATTGTTAGGCGAATTTGATGAAGTGTATGAAAAAGTTTTAGACACGTTAAAAAAAGAATTAAAAGAATCTGTGTATTTAGCACATGATTTAGCCATACCAGGATTTCATATATTCCCCTCACATCCTAAGTTTACATCTATTGCAGGCAGTTGGCATCAAGACTACCCACACCACACTTTAAATATAGGTGACACAGAAGCATCAGCTTTTACTGTTGCTATAAAGCTACCTGTATCAGGAGGGGGTATGGACTACATAGATGAATTTCATCAACAACAATATTTTCCATATCGTGAAAGAGACTTGGTATTGCATGATGGTTTAACTATTCATCGTATAGCAGGTTTAAAAAAATTTGTACCAGGAGAATACAGAATTACTTTGCAGGGACATATAGTCAGAAGAAATAATTTATTGGAGGTATTTTTTTAATGATTGAATTTGCATTTGTATTATTAGTATATAACACAAGTCTTGATGAGAAGTACGTAGGTTCATTTAAAAGTTGTGAGATTGCTCAGATCCACTACTTTATGTATCAAAAGCAAAAGTATAATGGGTTTAGATGTATTTTAAAAGAATATGCGCCTAAACGAGAGAAAATTAAAAATATAGATATGAGTAACGGTAGTTGGAGATACCATGATTCTCATGCTAGATGTAAATATAAAAGGAACTGCAATGGCTAAAATAAAACAGAGCGAACAAGTAAGAGAACCTGTACATAAACGAACGAGTCAGGGTGGAAGGGTATGTAAGACTTCTACTATGAATAAACATAAAAGAAGATGCTTTAAAAAGTACAGAGGTCAAGGAAGATAATGGAAGTATTTAAAGACAAAGCATTAATTGTGAACACAAAAAAACCTGATGATATTTTAAACTCTATAGATAAAAGTACATTGTTAAAAACATTTGATAATGGAGTTTCAAAAGTAGTAGTCAAATGGGGGTTAGATGAAGTATTAAAACTATCAGCATTGAGATTAAAAAACATAATATCTCCTATATCTAAAGAGTATGATTGGCCTGGTATATTTAAACCGTTTGATCATCAGAGAACAACAGCAGAATTTTTATCTGCGTACAAAAGAGCATATTGTTTAAGCGAAGCGGGCACAGGTAAAACAGGGGCAGTTATATGGGCAGCTGATTATTTAATGAACAAAAAGAAAGTAAATAGAATGCTTGTTGTTTGTCCTCTTTCTATTATGCAGGCAGCTTGGCAGGCAGACTTTTTTAAAACTGCTATGCACAGAACTGTAGCTTTGGCTCATGGAACAGCAGAAAAAAGAAAAAAGATTTTAGCTGAAAACACAGATGTGGTAATTATTAATTACGATGGAATTGAAATTGTTGAAAAAGAAATAGCTGAAGGTGGTTTTGATTTAATTGTAGTAGACGAAGCTAACTACATTAAAACAGTAACAACTAGAAGATGGAAAGCTTTAAATCGTATTGTAAAAAACGACAC